CCCTACTGCTGCCGTTGGGTTTGTAATTATACCTTGATTATCTATTGAAAAACCTTGTAGGTTTGCAACAGTACAATCGAACGAAGGCGCAGGTGCTGTAGGTTCGGATATATTTAAATAAAACGGACTTCTAACATTAATCTTTGTACTCATTTTTTAAATACTTTATCTATTGATATATCAAATTCTTTAAATAATTCTTTCTCTAATGTTTTTAAATGTTTCTCAAAAGGTTTTGTAAAAAACAAACTTGCTTTTATTCCTTTACTATAAATACTTCTAGCTACTAAAAATTGAATTGATTTTTTAAAACCAACCGTGTCTATCTTTCTCCCTGTAAATCTTCCGTTTTGTCTTGGTGCTAATCCTTTTCTAACTATCCATTTATCTAGCTTGCTTGGAGGAGGCATTTTATTTGTAAAAGCATAAACTTTTTTTTGATCATAAGGCTGTTTAGCTGCTTCATCTCCACTACGTGGATTTATAGCTCCTTTAACTCCTTTGTCTACAAATTTTCCATAATGGTTTCCTAAAAATTGTAAAATAAAAGACTTTTCATCTTCAGGAAAATCAAACGTAAGAGAATTACTTAAACTGCTTGAAGTATCAATATCAGCCTTTTTAAGATTACTTTTAGCTTCAACTATAACTTTACTTGCAAATTTCTTTAAGATCTCTCTTACCTCTTCTAATCGCATATTGATACATCGTTAAAGGTTATTAAGTCAAAAGTAATTGCCCATCCTGCTACTTGATGTTCAAACCTATCTGTAAAAGGCTCACAGGAAGGGTTTCCTTGAAGTTGATACTGACTAGTAAAAAGATCTCCTCTCTTTAATTCTAAAGCTAATCTATTTTGGACTTCTAGTTGAGAGTTTAATATGTCGTGTTCATTATTGTTTCCTCTAAAAATATCTGAAACAACATCCTTGCTTTGATCAACTATGTCCATTGATAAAATAGAAATATTAAAATTTACAGAGTTATCTAAAAAAGAAACATTATTTACTATTATATGAGATAAAGGAAACATAGTTTGCTTACTTAAATCAATATCTGTTATATTCCCAAAAGTAACTGTATTAACATTAACATCTTCTAAAAGTTGTGTTTTTAATGTTTCTGTTATTTGATAAAATGCTCTAGTTCCTTGTTGACTCATTTGTATTCTTTTGCTATTCTTTTTAATTGATTGTATCGTTTCTCACTATAACTTGAATCTGAATTAAATACTCTAGCATAAATAAAACCTAGTTCTTCTTCAGGAGTTGATTTGTTATTAATTGAATCAAACTCAGATTCTGTTAAACAATTAGGCAAGTGATAAGGAAATATTTCTGCTAGTTGTTTTTGCATAGAACAGTTTTTTGTTTCTTCTGTGCAAAACTTAGACTCTTTTTTTTCTTTTTTTAACTTCTTCATTTCTTTATTTTTTTAATTTGATCTGTTTCTAACTCTACTTTTTCTTTCATAAAAGTTAACATTGTTAAACATTTGATTGCATTGAGTTTTGTGATATTTTCAAATCTTTCAATATTTCCTGCAGCGAGCGCAAAGACTGATTGATACCAACCCCATCGACTTCCAAAGTTTTCAACTGCTCCGTAGTTAAGTTCTCGCCCATCTCCTTCTGTAAAAAGTTCAGGGAATGATCTAGTAGTTCGTTCTTTAAATTCCAAAAAAAAAGCATTGCTCCTATTACAACTCCTAAAGGTGCGTACTGCATAACGCCTGCATACTTACTACCATCGTACTCCTCAATTAAATATCTTTCTTCTTTTCGATATGTTACAGGTCTAAATAGAACACTCATAGCCTTGTCCATATCTTCCCAATTACCTAAATAGTTATCTAAGTCGATGTACTCTCCTAAAGTAATATCATCAAGTTTAGGAATAAATCCGTATTCAATATCATCTATTTTAAAGAGAGTTGTAAGTTCAGGCTGAGAATCTAAAAGAGAATAAATGTGTTGAGTAATATCTAATAAGTCTTTATATTTAATTTGTAGTGTAAGATCTAAGTTGACTCTACAAAATATTTCAACTGTTTTTTGCATTAAAAAAACTGTGTCTTGATTTCCTTTAATGTTAATTTTATCAAATTCTACGTACTGTGCTAAAGTAATATCATTTAAAGTGTCAGGAATGTTTATTTTAAGTTTCATAGTTATATAACGTTTTTTAAAAAAGGTTTATAAAAAAAGAGCAGCCTAAAAAGACTGCCCTAAACTAATCAAAATAAACCAAACTATTTAGCCTTTTGGATGAGAGGCCAACAACTCGTATTCTTTCTCACATTTTTCGGAGCAGAAACTTTGCATATACTTTTCATCTATTCTGTCATTACAATTATCACAACAATAGTTTTCGTTGTAAGTATCTATTGTGTGACTTGCTATTTCTGACCAATTAACATCGTTAATAAAAGCTAGAGCGTAACTCTCTGCTAATTCATTTTCTGTTTCTAATAACTCTTCTACATAATCTTTAAAATGTTCTCCTAATTCATAGGCTGTAGGATTGTCTTCTAGTAAGTTCTCCCAATAGTCTGTGTCAATATCATCAAAGATCTCTAGGTTAATTCTCCAAGTTTCGTAGTTTGTCCATCCGTTATGTTTCATCTGTATGTTTTTAAATTATTTGTAAATTATATCTTAAATATAAAAATAAATCTAAGAATAAGTACATAGAGCCAAAAGCTAATACATTAAATAATATACCTAGCAATATGTTTTTAACTGTAAATAGTTCTTTTAATATTTGTGTTTCTTTCATAATTTAATTATTGGTTAATAAAAAACACTAGGATGTTTGTATTATGGCTGACCCCTCTTACACCTTTACTGTCGGTTGGTTCTTTAATTCAGCGTATCTCCTAGTGTTATTGTTTAAGTACTTTTTTATGATATTTCTTTCATTAGATCTACAATACCATTTTGGAATAAAGTTGCTCTTTGATAAGCATCATTCCCCTCAAAGATCTTTTCCCTAATGTTATCTCCATACTTAATAATTAATTTATAAGATGTTCCGTCAGGGTTTGACATTAATCTAGTTGAGGTTGTTCTATCCTTGTAATGTTTCATTTTGATTTATTTAAATTAAAGACCTTTTGATTTGTCATTGAGTAGCTGTAGTCATTTTTCAGCTTTTGTAATTATCAGGTTCGGTGCTTAATGTCTTACCCTTATCATTTAATTACATTATAAAGATACTAACAATTTTTAATATCTACAACAGTAATCTAATTTATTGCGTACTTACCAAAGTTAGGTTTAGATAGAATGCTGTATGTTCCGTAGCGTAAAGCATCTACTAAGTGGTTGTTATTATCTATTGGTTTATTGATCATCTTTCCACTTCTATCTTCTTGCCACTTATAATTTCTAAACTCTTGTATTGCATTATTAGAATCTTTAGTTAAATGTATCTTATATCTTTTTAGAAGATCTATTCCTGCATTAATACTATCTCTTCCTTTTATACTAGGTCTAATATTCCATCCCATCCTTCTAAGTTCATCTATTAAGCGAACCTCTGCTGAGTCAGCCCAAATTAATTCTCTATTGATATCCATCTCTCTTAAAAAGTTGTTTATGTCAGTTGTAGTCATTAATGTTCTGTATAGATATTCTTTAGCGTATAAGTTGTGATCATCTATCCAAATTCCAATTAACGTTGTTGGGTCATTTGTGTACCCAAAATCCATTCCATAACTCAAGAACTTAGCTTGTTCAGGAATCTCAGTTACTTCTAAATACCTAAAGATAGTTGACTTTGTTATTCCTTTTATCCCTAGTCCATATATTTGCCAATACTGTTCGTCTGTTTCTTTTAGTCTTTCAATCTCCTGCTTAATGCTTTCTCCTAAAAAAGGATTGTCTAAGTAAGTTGTTTTAAAGAATGCACAGTCATCTCTAGGGATCACTTTATCGTAAATCCAATGATACTCGTCTGAAGGATTGTAATCTAATATTACTCTTTCTTTTGTTCTAAATAATAATTGTTGCCAATCTTCCCAATACAATTCATTTGCTTCGTTGATAAATAATAAGTCCCTCTTTCTACCTCTTACTTTCTGTGGCTGATCTAAAGAAATAAACTCTATTAAGTTTCCATATAAAATATATTCACTAGATGATTTGTTATGTGACTCCTCTCTGTACATTCCATAACCCCTAAGAATGTCTATAAAATCTCTCATTACAGATGCTCTTAAAGATGGAAAAGTCTTTCTACATATTGTTATTGTTTTGTTTTTATTATCAGGGCAGTAATAAAATATTAGCCAAATGAGGATATTGTAAGTTTTTCCTGATCGAGTTCCTCCTTGCTCAACTATTATTTTTTTATCTGTTTCTAAAAGATGCTCACAGACAATATTAGTATTAATCGTGGATTGCTTCTCCACTTTTTATTATATTAATTTTAATGTCATTAGGTAATCCTTCTGCTCCTGTTATTTCTTGTCTCTCAACATAGCCTCTTTTTTTACCTTTTGTTTTTAAATAAAAAATAGTAGCAGATGTGTTTCCGTCTTTAATCTGCTTATGTAATTGACTCTCAGCAAAATCTAAAGCAATGTTTTGTATATCTTCTACACTCTCTTTAAACTTATTGTCTTTCATCCATTCATAAAAAGTACTCCTAGCTATTCCAACTTGCTTTACAGCAGTTGTAACTACTCCTAATGATTTCTCTAAAGCTTCTAGTGTAGCCTTTTTTATAGTGTCCGTTTTGTCCATTATTTCTTTATTGAATTAAAAAACTCTAAACGAGCCTCATCGTTCTTTTTAAACATTCCTATTAGCTTAGTTGTAGTTGTCCAAGTGTCGTGTTTCTTAACTCCTCTCATTTCCATACACATATGTTTAGCAGATAATGAAACAGCAATACCTCTAGCGTCTAATTTCTCTTGTAAGAAGTCAGCTACTTGTGTAGTTATTCTTTCTTGGTTTTGTAATCTATGTGCAAATAGATCTAATGTCCTAGCTAATTTACTTAGTCCAACAATTTTTTTATTTGGAATATAAGCAATGTGTCCGTAGCCAAAGAAAGGAGCAATGTGATGCTCACAAAGAGAATAGAAAGGGATATTAGTTTGAACTATCATTTCATCGTAACCCTCACTGCTAAATGTTGTAAAATTCCATTCAGGTACGGTTAAAAATTGTTTAAAAAACTTAACATATCTTTTAGGTGTTTCCTTTAATCCTTCTCTCTCTACATCTTCTCCAAAGTATTGTAATAATCTTGTTACATTATCTTCTATGTTTCCGTTATGATTCTCCCAAGGAAAGACAATCCACTCCTGTTTGTACTCTTCTCTTTTATCTATTAGTACAGCAAATGGTTTATTATGTTTTTTATATTGTTCTAGTGTCGCACCGCTATCAATCAAGTCGTCTACTATAACGTCAGCATCTTCTATTTTATCTACTGCGTTTCCTAATATACCTGCTACAATCTGACCTGCTCTTGGAACTCCATAAAACTTTGTTCCCTCGTCAAATTTAGACTTAAGAAACTCAGCTCTATTAAAAATCTCTTTCCAATTTATATTAGTTTTTTCCATATTGACAAATTTATTATAATAAGAAAAATAATTAATGTAGTTAAATTAATATGTGGCTCTCCACAAACTCCTGTTAAGTGTTTTAATGTTTCAATCATACTCCTGTTTTTTTATTCCAAATGTCTATATGTAGTCTAGTTGTAAAATTTAAATGATTACTAATTGCTAAGTTAACAACTTCTTCTTTATTATTATTTAATAGATCCTGATTTTCTCCTGCAGGCATCAGATAAACTTTTTTCTTATCAACTAAAAAAAGATAATCATCTTGTATTTCTTTCCAGTCTTTTTCTGAACTAACTACAAATTTAAAAATAGTCTCCTGCTTATTTAGTTCTTTTACTACTTCAGGTTTGTAAGTAATGCTTTTATCGTTTCCACTATTTGTGAGTTTAGGACTGCAATTAAATAAATTAATATTTTTTAAAAGATATTCACTTGGTAAGATAGTTCCATTTGTTTCTACTTCAAAAAAAGCATCTACATTAAGATCAAACTTAACATATTTAATAAACTCTTCCAATTGAGTTTGCTGCATCATTGGCTCTCCTCCTGTTAGAATTATATGTGCGCCATTTTTTATAGCTTCAATACAATCTTTAGGTAAAACTTCTTTTACTTCTTTGCTTTGTGCTTTCATCCAAACCTCTACTGTATCACATCTCCACTCAGCATCGTTGTGTAGTTCTCCATCAAATTGAGTCCCCATTCCACCACACATTAAATTACATCCTCCTAATCTAACAAATACACTAGGAATTCCAACAGTCTTTCCTTCTCCTTGAATAGAATAAAAGACTTCACTAATTGCTATCTTCTTCATATATTATTGTACTTGACTTTGTTTCTGCTAATTCAATTCTTGTTATAGGTAGTTTTCCTTCGTTTCTTATTCTATTAAAAATCCAAATTGCCATATTTTCTGCACTTGTTTCAAATGGTACAGATATAAAAGGTTCATTAGCCATTCTAAAAACATCTACTAGTGGATCTTCCTCAAATAGTATAAAGTGATGATCATACTTTTTTATTATAGGCTCGGCAATTTTATCTATGTCAGAAAACAACATCGTAACTCCATCAGTCATTTCTGTAAACTTAAACTCACAAACTACATCGTAAGTGTGTCCGTGTAATCTTCCACACTTCTCTCCTGCGTTTTTATTTCTATGTCCTGCGTAGTAGTAATATTTTTTTCTAATCTTAATCATAACTTTTTTAATTTTGTTTTCCTGCGTAACCTTCGTATATTTTTTTAAACTGTTCAGCAGCAAAAGTTTCAGTTCCAAAGTATTTTTTATTATGAGGAGTTTTATGTAATGGAAATTTTTTATTTTTAATTGCCTCCCACTTCTCAAATCTACTACTCCAAATATTTTCTTTTAAATTTCTAACGTGATTTATTCCTGCTAGTGTTTCTATCTTTCCATACTTAACAGGAGCCAACCAACTTGTAGAATCTGAAGAGGAACAAAACTTAAATTTATCTAATTTCTTTTTTTCTGTAAATCCTAATAAATGTATGTCAATGTCAGGCTTTTTGTTTTTTATATAATTTGCTAATCTGTAAAGGTATTCTTTCTTTTTAATAAATCTTAATTCAGGAACACTTAGAGCGATGTAATCAGAAAACTCAATCAATCTATCTAATCCTTTTTCCTTATCTTCAAAATGAAATACATTAATAATTCTATTTGTAAGTTTTTCTTTCATCTTTATACGATACTCCCAAGCTTTCTCAACTCCTAATACTTTTTGACAATCTACCTCAACCATCGTTCCATTATATTGTTCGTGTAATACATAATCAGTTAAGCACTCGTACCATTTATCCAAGTATGATTCATCTTTCTTTCCTTTAAGAGAACCAAACATTAAAGTAAAAAGTCCACTATCTAAAATGTAATGGTTGTATTTTGAGGATATTTGTTTTATTATTTTCCTGTCATCGACCTTTCCATTTTTAAACATTTTATATACAAAAGGAAAAGCAGTTCCAAGTCCATAATTAACTCCTGCTGCCATTGAACTTATTGCGTGATTCATTTGCTCAGTTCCTGCAAAATGAACTTTAATGTTCTCTTGGTTTTTTATTATCATATATCAACTCTCGCTCCTCCTCTAGAATCTTCAAAGACTTCAACCCAAACTCCTCCGTCTTCTTTTAAAAATTCTAATAAGTCTTGTGCTATCATTTCACAACTCATAGCTTCAAACTGACAAGGACTCCCATAAGACTCCAACAAATAGTCTTTGAGATGATCCTGCATTATAAAGATTTCTTTTTCTCTATTTAAGTCATCTACTTTTAAACCTGCTCTAATTTGAAATATGTGTCTGTGATCGTGTTCTAAAAAAGAAACTACACTTGGTGCATTAGGGAAGTGATGAAATCCCTCAATGTCAAAATCTAATATTACTGTTCTCATAATTGTTTGTTTACTATAAGATCGTAAATAATTTTCTCTTTTCCCACTTTTTCTTTATCTAATATTTCTGTTAATGTATTGTAATCCTCTTCTGTGTATTCTAAAATAATTTTATGTTTACTATTTTTTCTCTCTAAATCTCCTTCTTCAAAAAAATCTTCTAAATCTACATCTTCTTCAGGATTCCAAACATCTAATCCCCAATCATTTAAAGGAAGTTCACTCCATCCGTTAGCTATTCCATCCCAATCCCATTCACCAAAACCTACATTGTCTTTTATAATGAACTCTTTTTTTTGCTTTTCAGTCCATCCTTCTGCTATTATAACGTCTATTTTTGTTAATCCTGCTTCTAAACAAGCTTTTAATCTCATATTACCTCCCAACACTATCATTTGATCATCCACTACAATAGGTCTTTTTTCTAGCATCTCAGGGAACTCCTTAATAGAATTTACTAGTTTTTTAAATTTATAATCTTTTATAACACGAGGATTTTCTGTGTTAGTTTTTATTTTTGAAATATCTATTTTCATAATAATTTTAATTGGTTCTTATCTCTGTTTGCTGCCCATTCTAACATATTTCCGCTACTGCTTGTCCACTCTAAGTTTGTATAATGGTTATTTGTTTTGTCTTCGTCTATATGATTAATTGTACAGTATTTTTCCCTGTTATAACATTTTATAAAAGTACAAGCAATAACCCTGTGAAGATAAGAGTAAATTTTTTTTCCATTAACTGTAAATGTTACAGAGTAATAAAAACGACTCTTATTTGTACTAAATTTTAAAAACTTCCCTGATTTTATTATCCTAGCTTGTCCTCTTCTGTTAACTTCATATCCGTGTAAATATATTGTGGTGTAATCTTTACAGTCCCAAACACAAGCAGGTTCAAATTTACTTAATAAATTGTTTTCATATTTAAAAAAAGACAATTGATTCCCCATTAACTAACCTGTAAATCTTTTTCGATCATATAAGTAAAAATCTCTGCTACACTTGGATCACAATTATCTATTATTTTTTTAGCCTTTATTTTTTTTGCTATTCCAACTGTACTTGCACTAATTAATGTATCAAAATATCCATCTAGTTTTTTATTGTATCTACAGTACATTGGGTAATTTCTATAAGAGTGTAGGGCTGTAGCGTGATCAAAACTCTTCCCTTTACTTTTAAAGTAGTCTCTTATTCGTTCATAAGTCATTCCTTCTACTTCTCTCATAATATAAACAAGTAAAGATCTTATTTCAATAGTCTCTAATTTTCTTGTGTGTTCAAAAGGATCTATCCCTGTTATCTCTTCTAAAAGTTTAGATATGTAATTAATATAATTGTAGTTAATAATTTTCTTTTCACTTTGGTATCTATTTTTTTTCATAAAGTTTCGTGTTTTAAATATTCGTTTAAATCTTTTTCTACATTATTAATGTATTCTTGTATTGCTCTTTCACATTTCTTTTCCCCATCGTAATAAAATTCCTCTGACACTTTACAAACTTTAGGAACTAGACTTTCCTTATCAATAGCTATAAAAATAAAATCTTTATAAGAAACATTAAATAGATTACAATAAACATAACATTGAAGATCGTAAGAAAAATTTCGTGCTGAGTATTTAAACTTAGATATTTGTGTTGTTGTTTTTAAATCTATGATTCCACCACTACTTGTTATTATATCTGCTTTTCCACGAAACGGCATTCCCATTACCTCTCCTGCTATTGGTATCTCAAATTGAGCCTTATTTAAATATTGAACTAATTGACTATTTTTTAGAAAGGCGTCTGCTAATCTTTCTGCGTCTTCTTTTTCTTTTATAGTAAACACCTTTCCAAATTCCTCTTTTGCTTCTTTAAATTTTTTAGTGTTTTTACTCTGAACTTCTATAAATTTTTGGGATTCAAAAACGTGAGGCTCTAGTATAGCAGTATGAAATAACCATCCATCTCTAAGGGGCTGAGTTTCTGATTGTCCGTACTTTGTTATGTAATAGTATTTCTTATATGAATCTAATAATAGTTTAGCACTACTACTACTAAGCATATTCTTACCACATAGCTTATAGTAAAACTCATCACTATCCATATTGTGTATTAGTTCCTCTTTACTCCAAACTGAGCCATCTAATAATTTTATTGTGCTATCTTCTTTCATCCCAGTCATCTTTAAAAGTTACTTTACTTTCTATTAAACTGTCATAATCCTGATACGAGTTCATAAGTGAATGCCTTAAGTCGTCTATTTCATCCCATCGTGCTCCGTGTGGATTATCATCCCAAGTAAATTCTAATTCCTGTACTACTTTTTTATTCTTATATATAGTAATTGAATACTCACCAGTACAATCTAGTTTCCAATGTGTTCTTCTTTCTCTTTTATCACTTTCTTCTAGCTTAGTAATAAGTTCAGCCTTAGTACATTTTTCTAAAGTCTTATAGTAATCATCGTGAAAGTGTCTTTCTTGTTTGCTCATAATGTTATTTTTATAATTCAATTTCGTCTAATTTTTCATAAACATAATTTAAATCTTTTAGTAAATCACTTTTAATATCTAAATCACTAGTGTGTTCTAAAGTTAAAAGTATACAATTAATTTTACCCATTGATTTTCCAATCCTTTCAGAATTTCGTCTATTACTTTGTTGATATTTATTTACTAAACCTTTGTAAGTTTCTAATATTATATTGCTCATAAGTTTTTAATTTTTGTTTGTTTCTGTTCTCTTAATTTATTTAATTCAGACTCGCTTCTCCTAGCTCTGTTAATTGCTCTAATCTTGTCCTCTCTGTATTCTGTAATAGCTAAATGATAAAGTTCTTTTTCGTAAATTAATTTGTTTGCTATTAAAGAAACTTTTATAACCGCATCCTTTAATAAAGTCAACTCTTTATTATTAGGTTTACTTTTATGCCATTTACTAACTATTTCTTGAACTATTAGTAAATTAGTGGATAAGTCAACATTTTCCAAAACATCTAATTTTTGCTGTGTATTATATTTTCTTACATCCATTATGTAAAGTTACTAAAAATATTTAATAATTACTTTATATGGTAATCAATAGTTGCCGCTAAATTTTCAGGAATTAAATAACAAGGCTTAAGAATTTTCTTTTTAGTCCACAAAGTAGTATCAGGACACCACATATCTTTAGGATCAGGCATTTTTAATTTATTGAGCCAAAACATATAACTTCCTTTAGGATCACTAATAAAATATAATTTTACTATATCTTTATTCATCTCAAAGAGTTTGTCGTATTTATATTTTTCTAGCATTTTATCTTCGTAGTATTTATTTCTAAACTTCATTTCTACTACACATTCAAATCCTTTAGGAGTTTTTCCTTTAGCGTCAAAATGTTCGTATCCACCTCCACACCATTCTAACTCCCACTTATCAAAATTAAGTAAAGTCACTAAAGCCTTTTCCCATATATGAACTTCTTCTATTTTCAAGAATGTCCTTTATCGTGGATAGTATTTAATTGATCTATCCAAGTGTTAAAAGTTTTTGGACTACAGGAGCAGGGAATGTAATAAGAATGTTTAAAATATATTGAATGAATCCTAGCTAAGAGTTCCTGCTCATCTGCTGACATAGTATTACTATTATTGGATCTAAACTCTTCCCATTTATCCCAATGTATTTTAGTCATTTTTATTTCCATTTCTATTTATCTTTAAGTCGTTTAAAAATTTTCTCCTATCGTTACAACCACAACTTTCATATCCTAGAAAGTCAAACCAAATCTTATTATGTAGCCATTTTATACCTGTTACTTTAAATATCTTTTCTACTAAGTCTCCTAATTTCATCTTTCTAATTTTATTGTATTAGATACTATTTTTTTAATTCCGATTTTACCTTCCTATAAGTATTATAGATAGAATAATAACTAATGTTTGTTTTATCTGAAAGTCCTTTAATTGATTCTCCTCCTTCTATATATTGATATATTTTTTTATCATACCAATGCAAATCATCCAAAACTTTATTTACTTCCTTGTATAGTTGATTTATATCTGTTTCATCTGATAAATAAGATTGAGAATTTTTAGCTAAATTATTTTTATAATGATTGATAAACTCTTCTGTGTCAATACTCATTAAATTAACTCTGCCTTGTTTTCTAGTTAAATCAATAAACATTGTTCTTAAAGTTCTAAATACATAAAAGTAATTTATTTCTGTGTCGCTGTACATTATATTAGTCCCTTTAGAAATTAGTTTGTGCATTTTAATGTACATTTCTTGAGTAAGATCTTCTGCTGTATCTCTATTACAACCAAAGCTGACTACGATATTAATCCAATCTTCGTGTTTTTCAGCTAATAAGTCTAAAATTGATTTCATAATTTAAACCAAGTAATATGAAAACCAAAAAAAATAAACATAAAAGTTATTTGTTCGTAAAACTCCTCTTCACTTACATTTTCCTGATCAGGCTCTAAGTTTGGATTATAATAAAGAACACCTAAAGAAAGACCATAAACAGGAATTGGTTGAATGTTTACAGCAATATTATTTATGTTAAAATTAATCAAAATGGTAAATTTGTTTGAACTCTCTTTGGTAAATCTAATAAATTTTTTCCACTTATCTCAAAACCTACATTATTACGTACACTTCGTATTTTAATTGGATCATCTATTGGAGTAGGTCTTCCACCCGTATCCACGTCTTTTACTTTTCTCACGTGAACCATTGAGTTCATCCATTCTGATGGGTGTTGAACATACCTGTGAAGTACTATAAAATCATCCGCTCTGTTAACAAATTTTCCACCACCTTCAACATCACTAGCCATAGGAGGTATAGGATGACCTGCGTATTCGTGTCTATCAAAATGTTTCTTTCTTAAAGAGTCAGTGCTTGCGTGAGTATTTAACCAAACAGATATATTATTTTTTTTGCAAAAAACTCTCATTTCACTACAAGCAACATAGTCGTATTCGTGAGAATTATGATTTTTAGACAACTCTTTGTCTTTTATCATTGAATTATAAGGATCAATTAAAAGTCCTTGAAAGTCCCAAGCTTTTTTAACTTCAGTAGAAAAATCTATGATTTCTCTGTGAGTATAAAGTTCAGTTGGATCTATAAATTTGAAATGTAAATCTACAAACTTACTTCTTTCTATAAAATCTTCTTTAGATATTTTATTAATTACCTCTCCTTCCATAAATTCAATAAGTTTTCTTATTAAAGTGTAAGGTTCGTTTTCGCTACTAAACACCAACCATCTTGTATTGTGTTTAATAGAATACATTAACATCAAATATAAAATTAAAGTTGTCTTACCAACATTTGCGTGCCCTAAAATAACATTAAAGTTTCCTGCTTTAAATCTAAAAAACTCGTCAATCTCAGGAATATCTAGTCTAAGCCCTTCTTTTGTTTTACCGCTTCTAACGTCTTCAATTTTTGTTAAATGATCTTTAAAGTTTATTATCATAATGTTTTTGTTTGTTGAAATATAAAAAAAAACCCTAAAGACTTATATTATCCTTAGGGTGTTTATTCATCTAATTAATAAAAGGGGTTAAGAACCTCCTATTAACTGTCAGAATGGTAAGTCTACACTTTCTCTATCAGGACTGTGATCACTAGACGTTACTTGATCTTTTTTTGTATTTGGATTATAATCATCTAATATAGCATAAAGTTTGTCTCCTTTTTTACTAACACAAATATCAATATTTATAAATCCTTTTTTCTCTGCTGCGTGATCTTTTAATCTAATTAACTCTTTAGCAAAAGCATCTACTCTAACACCAATACTTGCTACCTTCCAATCTACATTTCCTTTCTTTATAAAAAGTCCGTTTATTAATTTATTTTCCATTATAAGTTGTTTAAAATTTGTTTTAAAGCTATAAAATCTTTTTCTGTTTCACTCATTACTGAGTCTTTATTTTCTTTTGCAAAAGCCTGCATATTTTCTTTGTAGCAAACTTGAAGTAATATACTGTCATTTGTACTTGCAGGTCTACTACCATTATTATTAAAATTTG